CAAGAAACACAGTTACAAAAGTTAAAAAGATCAATAAACCATATGCGAGAAAGATACAAATACTTACAGTTGGCGAACAAAGAGCAAAAGTCATGGGTAAAACCCAAGTAGCAAGTATATTTAAAAAGGCAAAGCAAACACTTAAATCTCAAAAGGAGAAAAAAGATGGCAAAAAAAGCAGTAGAAGCACCTAAAGGTTTTCATTGGATGAAGTCTGGCAGCGGATTCAAGTTAATGAAAGGCGATTACAAACCACATAAAGGTGCAGTAAAAAAGGCTTCATTTGATATACAAAAAGTACATACGTCAGCACAAAAGAAGAAGTAATGGCTACATATAAGGGCAAAAAGGTTACACTTAATAAACCTAGACGTATTGCCAAAGGTGAAACATCCTATGGCAAAAAGAAGTCTGTGGTTTATGTTACTGATGGAGACAGAGTAAAGCGTGTAACTTTTGGCGATCCTAATATGAAGATCAAGAAAAACCAAAAAGGTAATAGAAAGAGCTTTAGAGCTAGACATAACTGTGACACACCTGGCCCGAAAACAAAGGCGAGGTATTGGTCATGTAAGGCTTGGTAAAATGACTGGATTTTTATCAAAACTTGTAAAGCAAGCCATAAAAGAAAATAGAATTGTTGGCAACCCATTTGGCTCTAAAGATGATATGGAAAATTATCTTAGAAGTGAAATAAGGCGTGGAGCTTTACCTAAGAAAAATCAAAAATACTTTGATACCTTTGATCCTAATATTTACTACCATTCCACCATAGAGGACATAGATAAATTTGATCCTCAAATGCCAATAGAAAAAGGTGCTTATGGTCAAGACAGTATATTTGATCCCATAGACACAAGAGGTGCAACTTATTTTACAAGTGACAAAGAACTAGCTAATCAAGTCTTGCAAGATAAAAGAATAATGACACAAGCAGAATATAAAAGACAAAAAAGAAATATGGGTAGTGGTCAATATCCAGACTTTGATGTTGATACTGTGTACAATCCAAAAACAGATGAAGAATTTTTATCTGCATCAAGAATATATCCAGTTAAAATTAAAACAAATAAATTATTTGATTTTGAAGATGATTTTGATTTTGACAAGTTAGAAGAAAAAATACTAGCAAAGTATTCTGACGAAAGTGAAGAATACAAACTACTAAATAGAGTTCAATCTGGAGAATGGTCTATTCTTGAAAGACCACAAATACAAAAAGAACTAAAAGAGCTAGGATTTACAGGATATAGAACAAGCGAAGCTGGGACAGTAGGCTTATTTTATCCAGATGAAGGTGATGTAAGAAGTTTATATGCTAAATTTGACCCCAAAGATGAAAAGAAGGGTGAAATACTAGCAACTGTTGTTCCATATGCCTCTGTGGGCACTATAGGAGCACTAGCTGGGTTAGAGGAAGGCACATAATGAAAAAGCAAATAGTAAAAAAATTATTTGGTGCATTGCCACTAGCTAACGAACTAAGAAAAGGTGCAACGATTAGAATAGACAATCCATCTTTTTTAGATGCAATAACTGGCGAAACATATGTACAAAGAAAAATTAGAGAAAATAAAGAATTTATGGAAAGATACCCAAACTCTGCACCACTAGGTACAGTCAGTGGAGTTACTGGCTTTGTAGATGATGTAAAATTTACACCAAACGAATTAATTAATTTAAAAGGTGCCGCTGGAGAAGAAAAATACAGAATGACTGGGCCCAGAATGAGAATACTCAAAGAAAGTATAAAAGAAAAGGGATTTGATGCACCAGAGGGTGGAGATAAAATATTAATTCATGTAAGAGAAGATGGTATGCCTTTTATATCTGAAGGCAATCATAGAGTGGCAGAGGCGTATTTATCTAATAGACCTTTTGTCAATGCTGAGATAAGATACCTAAGAGGATCTGAGAATGTAGACGGGCCGCTCAATCCTAGACGTATTGGAATTGATTTTGGTGAGGAGTAAAAATGGCTAGATCCAAAGTAAAAAAAGTGGCTAATGCTGAAATAAGAGCCGCGAAGAGCTTTTTGAATAAAAAGGGTTTGTCTACAGAAGAGGTAAGTCCAAAGAAGTTTGCACAAGCCGCTAAGAAACTTGACAAGAGTTTCAAAGAAACACTAGAGATTTTAGCTAGAGAACTAAGTGGTGGACAAGTATAATGGCAGAAATCACAAACACAAAAGGTTTTCTATTAGGGTTAAAGGCTAAAATACCACCAGAAGAGTATACTGGCTTTATGACCTCTTATGATCCTAGAGAAATAGACAATTCGCCAAGATTTGATGATATGTATATTGGCGATACAAGGGTTATACCAAGTGCAAATATACAAGGTTCAGTGATGGATGATTCAAAAATCTTGATGGGCAAACTTGATGGAGAAGATCTATTTAAGAAAAGGGATAGATTAAGAGCAGGAGGTAATATTGGTTTAGATTTTGTTTCTCCTACATCTATGGTAGAAAACAAACCTACTGTATTTGGTGTTGGTGCTAGTGGTCAGTATTTTACACAAGCTGATAAGTTCCCAGATGAACTTAAAAAGTTTGGTTTTCCAGAAAAAGTAGAATATGGGAAAGGTCTAACAATAGATCAATTACAAGCGTATCTAAATACACCAATCACAGAAAACATAGACTTAGATGTAAATGCTAGAATTAATCCATATTATGTAGATCCAGTAGATGGCAGAATGTTAGGCAAAGATAAATATGTAGGTGCAAAACTAAGGTATAATTTCTGATGGCTGAAACAGAGTTAGAAAAGTTTTATAGATATAAAAGAATAAAAGAAGCACAAAGTGTAGAGCCTAGTGTTTTTGAAAACCCACAATACGCTTCCATGATATATAATTCTAGCGTACCACTAAATCAACTAGAAAAGAATATACAACAATCTCAAGGGGCTACATTAGAGCCATACGAGCCTACCATGAGAGAAAAAATAAAGTATGGCATAAGTGATCTTCTAGAATACTTAGGCACACCAGAGGGCACAGCAAGCAATGTGGCAAGAGGTTTTATGGGAAATCCAAACGCTGATACATTTGGTAAACAATTTGGACTAATAGATGTTGTACCTTTCGTAAATATACCTTTTTACTTTCAAGAGGGTTCAAGAGCTTTGGATAGAGGTGATTATGTTGGTGGTGGTATAGATATAGGCTTTTCGTTATTAGAAGGAGCACTTGGTGTAAAGCCACTTACAAAGTTTATTAAATCTCAAGCAAAAAAACTTAAGGGCACACCATCTACTACACAAATTGTAGACACAAAAGAGCCAGTAGGAGCTTTGCCTAATATGATGGCAAACACTAAAAAAATGCCACCAAGTATGGTCATGACAAACCCAAGAAAGTTAGATGATTTTGGATTTTTCTACAAATCAGAAGAACTAGCTAATACTATGAAACAGAACAAAGGGTCTGGGAAAGATTTTCAAAATTTCTTTATTGGCAAAGGCGTAACAAAAGCAGAGCTAGATGACACTGGTTTAGAAGAATTATTTAAGCAAGATAATGTGACTAAAGATGATATTCGTAAAACTATAAGTCTTAATAAAATAAAATTATCAGAAAATATATATCAAGATGATGACCTTGGCATAACAGAAGGTGGAGCACTAATATTTGAAGATATATCCAAAAAAATATCAGAAACACCTTCATATAATAAATATAGCGAAAATGAAATAAACTTTAATGTAGGCACAAGAACTCGTGAGGATGCTCTACGAGAAGATCCAGCAATAATGTCTGAATATGAAACAAAGATACCAACGACTGTTTTAGAAGATACTAAGACTGGATACAGAATAGTATATGATGACAAGGATAATTATTTTCTAACATTCAATAAAGATGCAGATATCTTTAATATAGAGGAATCAGAACAAGCTAAAGCATTAATAGAGATGGGTGATGATATTGATGATATGAGATTTAATGAAATAGCTGGCTATGGTAGCAAAGCAGAAGCAAGACTTCAAACAGAGGGTTTTGCTATTAATAATCAAGACTATAAAACTCTCAAACCAAGATTTGAATCAGAAACACAAGAGGGTGGCACTAATTATAAAGAATATGTTCTAAAAAGACCATCGCTTCAAAATAAAGGTAAACCTACAAATTTTGATTATAGCGATGATGTAGATTTCCAACGAGCAGTTCACTACGATGACTACAACCCAATATTTCATGTAAGAACAAAAGATAGAATAGGTGAAGATGGTAGTAAGATTCTTTATGTAGAGGAATTGCAATCAGATTGGGGTCAAATAGGTAGAAATCAAGGCTTTGCTCCACCTAAATCTGGAGGATCGTATCAGAAAAAACCAATACAAAAAATACAAAAAAATCTAGATAAACTTATGGATGAAGTTCTTTCATACAAAGATCAGCCAATATTATTAAATGTAGCAGAAACAGAAATACTTTTTAAAACAAAAAATCCAGGCAAAGAAATACCATCTGTGTATTCTGACGAATTTAAAATAATGAAAATGTCAGATTATTTGGATTTCACTAGAACACCAGAATACAAAAACAACATACCTGCAGAATTTCAAGCTGATTACTCCTACCCAGAAATATCAGGGTTTATGAACCCAGAAAGAAAGATTTACGAAGATAGTAAAAAAATAAAATTTGATACTAGATTCGCAGATATGACTGAAGACCAACAAAAAGATTTTATTCTTAACTTTGGACTTAGGTCTTTGGGAAATGACCAATATTACATAAGAGGTAACAACAGATTTACTAATATCAATGAGTTAAGTGACCATCTTGATAAGTTAAATAATAAAGTAGATGCAAATGTTCAACTAATTAGAGGCACAACACCCGCTGCCGCTTTTGTTACAGATACAAAAGATTGGACAAAACTAGGCATTAAAAGATTGTTGCAACTAGCAACTGAAGGTGGTTATGACAAGATTGCTATATCACCAGGCAATGTACAAGCAGATAGATGGATTAATGAAGATTTAGTACCATATTATGACGATATAATTCCTAGCGTTGCCAAAGACGTTGTAGGAGAAAAAAATATAGGAAAAACTAAAATTAAGATAGGTGGAGAAAAAACATATTTTGTAAGAAAACTAGATGATAACACTTACCAAGCTATGTTAGAGACAACTGAAGATATGGGTGGCGAAGAATTTGGTGAATTAGTAGGCGTTCCAATTCAATCTTTCAGAGATGCATATACTGCACAAAATTATGTGAATAGAAAGAACAGTGGATACATACAAGACACAATTACTATTGATGTAACTCCTGAAATTAAAGATAAAGTAAGTAAGGGTCTACCATTATTTGCCATTGGTGCAGGAACTGCTATAGGATTAGATGAGCAAATAGGAGCACTAGGCAGTATGCCTAGCACCCAAGATGGTGGAACTTAGTCTTTAATTGGCACTAAGTAACCTAGATCAGAATAGTTGCCATTCACATGGATGGTGTATTCTTTACTACCTCTTTTCTTTATACGAACTACATCGCCATGATTAAGAGGTAAAGTCTTAGATAACCTTTCAGTCTCTGCATAATCTGCATCTGAATAATGAGACTTGATACAAGCACCTACAGACATAATCCAAATCTTATCTTCTGCTTGATCTTCAAAAAGGTAACACTTAGATGTACCTTTGTTATGATTTACATTGAAAGTAAGCTCTTGGTGCTCACTCCTTCTATCTAGAATACTATCGCCATCTTTATTCCAAATGCTTTCTACTTCTAAATATCTCATAATTAAGCTCCCTTCTTATATTCAAATTTAAAATGCATATCGTAACCTAATCTAGTAAAACCCATAGGTGACACTAACCAAGCTATCTGAGTCTCTGTGTCAACTATGATATCTCCACAAGAAACTGAATAAAATTTATCAACCTTTTCAACTAGATCTGTTTCAGTATTACCAATTCTAAATACTTCATTTAAATTATCAGCCTCTATAAAAGCTGACGTTCTGTAATCACCATGACCTAAAGATCTATAACAACGCTCTGGGTTAGCTCTTGAAATCTCAAAAGACTTTTGATCTGCGACATCTGTATAATTAAACTGCTTAACTACATATCTTGTCATTTTTTACTCCTAATTTTGTTATTCGTTAATGTTATATAAGTAATATAATATTTGTATATACAAATGTCAACCCTTAAATAAGGTTTATTTTAATTAATTGTGTTTTTTTTTAAATTAGTTACTATATTAGTTATGTTAAGGGCAAATTTTCCATCACTGTACAAAGGAGGTAATAGTATGAAGTATGGTAGTAAATCAAGCATGGCTAAGAAAAAAACTAAAAAGAAGACAAAAACAAAAAAGGTTAAAAAGTATGGAAAATACTAATAATAATGAGGAAATCGTAGAAGTTAACGTAACTGGTGTATCTATGTCAGGGAAAGCAGAGATAAAAAATGAACACAGTAGAACTCCTCAAGAGGATCAAGAAAAAGTTGAGGGAGCAGAGATCAGCACTAGCTGAGAAAATGATTGAAGGTAGAGAAACAGACTTTCACTCATATCAAAAAGACGTTGGTATAGCACAAGGCTTGGAAGAGGCTTGTGTCATTATTGACGAAACATTAACCAAAATAGATGAAGAGGATTAACCATGTCTCATCAACATGATGGCATAGCCAAAATATATACTGACGAAGAAACAAAAGGCACTTGTGCAGAGCATCAACTGCCTATTCCTATGGGTTGGAAATTATTAGTTCAACCAAACCAAATCAAACAACAAACTAAAGGTGGTATTATTATCCCTACTAAAGCTCAAGAAAATGAGGCGTATCTTACTGCACATGGGGAAGTTGTTTCTATTGGTGAACTTGCATACAGAGAAAGAGAAACTGGAGCTAGTTGGCGTATTTATAATAAGCCAAAGAAAGGCGATAAGGTTACTTATGGAAAGTATGCTGGACAGAAACTAATAATTAATGGCGTAAGATTTCTTCTACTTAATGATGACGAGATAACATCTATCTTGCCACAAGGCGTAGAAGTAACTGCATACATATAAGGAGTAGACATTATGCAAGAACAAGACCCAAACCCAATAATGGAAGAAATTGAGAAGGAAATAGCAGATACTAAGCGTAAAGCTAGTGATGATAGTCCTTTGGAAATTGAAATAACTGAAGAAAAAACTGAACAACCAACTGCAGAAACTCAAAAAAAAGAAGCAAATGAGAGTGATGCAGAAGAGCAAAAGAAAAAGTACAGTGCAAATGTGCAAAGAAAAATTGACAGGCTAACAAAACAAAGACTTGAGGCTGAAGAGCAAACAAGAAATTTGCAAGAAAGCAATGCACAACTTGTAAAAAGACTTGAAAGGCTTGAGCAACAAACTGTACAAAGAGATCAACAACACGCTCAAAATGATTTTCATAAACGCTACAATTTAACTAAGTCAGCGTTAGAAAAGGCTATAGAAGAGGGCGATACAAAAGCTCAACTAGAGTTCACAGATCAGTTAGCTGACATGAGAGCCACAATAAGAGTTGGTGAGTTGCAAAACAACTTAAGGCAACAAGCTCCTACTCAAACACAACCCAAACCACAGAGGCAACAAGCCAAAAGAGATGATACGCCACAACTAGCTAATAAATGGTGGCAAGAAAACTCATGGTTTAATGCTAAAGGTTATGAGAGAGAAAGTGCGGCAGCCAGAGCAATTGATGTGCAATTAGACATTGAAGGCTTTGATAAGAATAGCCAAGAGTATTACGATAATTTAAATAGTCGTTTACAAAAGGTTTTCCCAGAGTTAGTATCTACAAATGACATTACAGAAAGTAAGAGGAAGGGAAAAAGCAGTAATATAGTAACACCTTCTGCTGGTGGCTCTTCTTACAAAGGTAATAGAGTGCGAATGACACAGGATCAACTTAGAATGGCTAGAGAACTTGGAATAAATGATGAGGCTGGTTTGAAAAAATACGCCTCTGAAATACAAAGAAGTCAAGGGAGATAGATATGACTGAGAAGAGAAATGTAAGAGCACAAGAAGGTAGAGAAAATGTTCGTGATGAAGAGAGCAGACCTCAAACCTCATGGACACCCCCAGCATTGTTAGATGCTCCAGATCCTAGACCTGGGTATGTGCAAAGATGGGTAGCTACGTCAATACAGGGAAAGGACACGCCTGATAACGTATACAAACGTATGCGAGAAGGGTGGGAAGCTAGACCTGCGAGTTCTGTGAAGAATCAGTTGTTTCCGACTATAAATCATGGACAATGGGAAGGTTGTATAGGAATTGAAGGAATGTTGCTATGCGAAATGCCAAAAGAAAAACATCGGCAGATGAAAGATTATTATGCGGGCAAGAGCAAAGAGCAAAATCAATCACTATCTAGCGATCTTCAGGCTTTAGAGTCAAGGACTGGACACAGAATTCATCAAGAACGAAAGAGTTCAGTCAGTGGTGGCAGACAATTGTCTGCTATGGATGATTAACTTTTACTAAGGAGTGAAAAATGGCAAATGTAGACGCCGCTTTCGGGTTTATCCCATGCCGTCACATGAGTGGTAATGGTTACTCACGAGCAAATGTTTATACGATTACATCTGGTTTAGCAGAAAACATCTTTACAGGTGATCTTTGCATAATTACTGCAGATGGTGTGGTTACACCTCATACTGCAACAGAGGTTAATAATATAGGCGTGTTTGGTGGAGTATCTTATACTGCAAGTGATGGATCTTATGTTTATTCACAATACTGGCCGTCAGGCACAGTAGCAACAGACATAAAAGCATATATATACGATGATCCATATACTGTATTTAAGGTACAGTCAGCAGGATCACCCGCACAAACAGATATTCTAGCTTGTGCAGATGTGGTAGCTGGAACTGGATCAACATCAACAGGTCAATCAGGCTTTGAAATATCAGGTACAATGGCGGCAACTGCGGCTACTTGTAAGATATTAGCTTTGCATGAGACACCTGATAACGCTTTTGGTGCAAATGCAATAATGGAAGTACTTATCAATGAGCACTTGCTCAAAGATAGTGCTGGAATATAGGGAGATTTAGACAATGGCAATGAATAGAGCACAATTTGCGAAAATGCTTGAGCCAGGTTTAAACACCTTGTTCGGGTTAGAGTATGATACATATCCACCAGAGTATGAGGCAGTATTTGAGGCAAACACATCTCAAAAGGCTTTTGAAGAAGATGTCTTATTGACAGGCTTTGGAGCCGCACCAACAAAAGACGAAGGTGCAAGTGTTAGCTACGATAGTGCATCACAACAGTGGACTGCAAGATATCAGCATGAAACAGTAGCTTTAGCTTTTTCAATTACAGAAGAAGCAGAGGAAGATGGACTTTATGGTTCAATAGCCTCTAGATACACTAAGGCTTTAGCAAGATCTATGGCAACAACCAAAGAGATCAAAGCCGCAACTATCTTAAACAACGCTACAAGTGCTGGTGTATATGCGGGTGGTGATGGAGTTGCATTATTAAGTACTTCACATCCTACTCAAAATGGAAATCAAAGTAACACTTTAGCAACGGCAGCGGATTTATCAGAAACATCTTTAGAGAGCATTCTGATTAATATTGCTGACATGAAAGATGAAAGAGGCTTAAGAGTAGCCGCACAAGGAACAATGTTAATTATTCCTACTGCATATACTTTTGTAGCTGAAAGATTGCTTGAGAGTCAGTTAAGAACTGGTACATCAGACAATGACATCAATGCTATTAGATCTGGTGGTTATTTACCACAAGGATATCATGTTATGAGAAGGCTTACAGACAGTGATGCATTCTTCATTAAGACAGATGTTCCAGATGGTCTAAAAATGTTCCAAAGAAGTCCTATGAAAAAGGGCATGGAAGGTGACTTTGAGACAGGAAATGTACGTTATAAAGTGAGAGAAAGATATTCTTTTGGTTTCACTGATTGGCGTGGAATTTTTGGTACAGAAGGTGCCGCTTAACAACCTAGTATGAAGAGAGGGGAAACCCTCTCTTTTAATTAACCTTGACTGCGAAAGCAGACAGTAGCCAAGACAAGGAGAATTTACATGGCTAAATCAACCTTTTCGGGTCCAGTAGTATCTAATAATGGATTTATACAAGCTGGAGCTAACAATATCGTAAATATTACTGCAGAAGAAACATTAACATTTAATGATCATGCAGGAAGAATAATTGAAATCAACGATGCAGATGGAGCGGTTACATTACCATCAATCAAATCTGGAGAATTAGGTGCTAAATACACATTTTTTATTGGTACAGATGCAACAGACTTAGACATAAAAACTGATGGAACTGACAAATATGTTGGATCAGTTATGGTTGCAGTCACAGATGGATCAAAGAAATCGTTTATTCCAGGTGCTACAAATGATGTTATTTCATTAAATGGTGGCACACAAGGTGGTGACAAAAATTCATATGTTGAAATAACTGCACTAGCAACTGCTGAGTACCTAGTACAAGGCGTTTTAATTGGATCTGGAACAGTAGCGACTCCGTTTGCTGATAGTTAATAGGAGATAATAATGGCTGATATAACATCAAGCACTATACTCTCCGAAAACACTAGAGAAATTGTAATGGCATTTCAATATCAATACGTTGATACTGGAGATGAATCTGCAGTAACAAAAGTTGATGTATCTACATTACAAGCCAATGCTAATGGCGATTCGTGTACAGGAGTTAAAATAACTAAATGTACATGGGTTGTAAAAGGAATGACTGTAAGAGTTTTAGCAGATGCTAGTACGCCTATAATTATGCTTAACCTTGACGAAGGACAGTCTGGTGAAGTTGATTATAAAGATATAGGTGGTTTGCCAAATACAAAACAAACTGGAACTAGTCCAACTGGTGATATAAAATTCACTACGACTAATGCTGGAGCCGGTGATTCTTATCAAGTTGTTCTAACCATGACAAAGAAATATGGATAGAGTGAGCTATGGCAACATCTGGAACAGTCGCATTTAGACCAAATGTTGAAGAGATTATAACAGAGGCTTATGAGAGATGTGGCATTGATATTCAGACAAGAACTGGAGATCAAGCCATATCTGCTCGTAGAAGTCTAAACTTACTCTTTTCTGAATGGGCAAATCGTGGAATTAATTATTGGGCAGTTACCAACAATACGCTAGATCTTTCAACTGGAGTTAGTAGTTATAATCTACCGGCTGGAGTTTTGGATTTTCTTGATGTAGTAATATTTAACACTGCTGAATCAACAAGAACTGATACTATTATAAATAGGGTTACTATATCTGAATACAATCAAATACCTAACAAAACAGATAGAGGCAAACCTAATCAATATATGTTAGATAAAGGTAGGCAGACTGGATCTAATAACATTGCTAAAATATTTGTTTGGCAAACGCCAGATATTGATACCTATCGTCTTAGTTATTGGGCAATGACACAATTAGATGATATTACGCTTTCTAATCAAGACACAGATATACCTTACACTTGGTCAGAGTGTATATGTGCTGGGTTAGCAAGTAAGCTATCAGTGAAATTTGCACCTGATAAATATCCACTTTTAAAACAAATTTATAATGAGGCTTTTGAATATGCATCTACTAACGACAATGATGGTGTATCTTTAAAGCTACAACCAACAGGTCTTAATTTAAACTAATGGCAACAAAGTTCGCTCAAGGTAAAAAATCGCAAGCTATAAGTGATATAAGTGGTGCTAAAGTACCCTATACCCAACTTAAAACAACTTGGGATAACCTTAGAGTAGAACCATCTGAATATGACCGAAAGCATCCACAACTTACTCCCGCTCAAAATGTTGTGGATGCAACTGCATTACGAAACCCACGACCAGATAATGATCCAGAAAATGTAACTATATTATTTGGTTTTACACAAAATATATTTCAATCACGAGTTGCTAGATCTCAAAATTCAGTTAGCTTTCGTGCTTTTGGTAGAATTGGTCATGTAGGTATATCTTTGCAAGAGCCAGTGACGGGTGTCTCTGGAACTACTGCAATAGGATCTTTTGCACCTGGCTTTGATGTTACTGGTGTAAGTGCAACTGCAACTGTAAATAATGTTGTACCAGAAGATCAGACAGATGTTTCAGCAACTGGAAATCAAGCAACTGGAACTATTAATGATGCCGCAGCGGGCTTTGTCATTAGTGGAGTTGCAGGAACTGGTGGTACTGGTACAGAAACTATTGAGCACGATAGAATATTTGAGTTAGATAATGGTGGTGTCTCTGGAATTGGTTCTACTGGAGCTGAAAGTTTTGACACACAAACTGGAACATTATCAAGTGTAACTGGTACTGGATCAATTGGTAGCTCTGTACCTAATACAGACATAGGAATAACTGGTGTTTCTGGTACAAGTGGAATTGGAACATTTGGTGAAAGTGGTAATGGAACACTTAATTTAACAGTAACACCAACAAGTGCAGTAGGTACTGCAAACACAGGCATAGAAGTTGCTGAAAGTGAAATCCCAGAATCTAATACGAATGGTTGGGGTGAAAATGCTTTTGGTTATGGTGTTTGGGGTGGTGACCCAGAAGTCAAAGCGACTGGTGGAGTTGGTACTGTATCTATTGATATATTCAAAGGACCGAACCCACAAACTGGTGTTAGTGCCACTATGTCAATTGGTAATTATGTTTCAGAGAATGAACTAACAGAAACTGGAGTGTCAAGCACTGGAGCAATAGGCACAGTATCTATGGATGGGCAAACTGATACAACAAATGTGTCAGGAACTACTGCAATAGGTACGTTTAGTGTTGCAATTAATCCTGGATGGAGCGAAGGTGCATGGAACGATGGAACATGGGGTAATTAAATGAATTTTACAACTTTAGTAACAAATATAAAAAATTATACTGAAGATGATAGTACTGAATTTGATGCATCAATTCCTACTATTATATCACAAGCAGAAGATATGATATTTGCAAGGTTACCTAATCTACCTTGTTATAGAAAAAAATTGAGTGGCACATTAGTTCAAGGCACAAGTGAATACGATGTTTTAGGAGCTAGAATGATTAGACAAGTATCTGTTACTGATAGTAGTAGTGATGTAATATTTCTTAAACATAGAATTGATAGTTACCTAAGAGATTTTGCACCAAATGCATCTACTCAAGGTGTACCCTTTATGTATGCAACTAAAAATGCTACAACATCTGGTATAAAAATATTAATAGCACCAGTACCAAGTTCTGGTCTAAGTTATGAAATAGACTTTGTAGGTCTAGAAACAGGATTATCTACAACCAACGCTAATAGTTGGGTAGGTGATAACGCTGAACAAGTTTTACTTAATGCTTGTCTATATGAAAGTTCCTCTTTTCTAAAGGCAGTAGATGGTGTAAACTTGTATAAAGCAAAGTTTGATGAAGCAGTAACACTGTTTCAGCAAGAAATGCAACGTAATTACCAAGCAGAATACGAAGGAGGTATTTAACAATGGCGATAACACAAGCAATGTGTACATCATTTAAAGCAGAAATCTTAGATGAACAACACGACTTAGCGGCAGATACTTTAAAGATAGCTCTCTATACAAGTTCTGCAAGTTTAGATGCGGCAACAACTGCATACACAACATCAAATGAAATCAGTGGGTCAGGCTACTCGGCTGGTGGTGAAACGCTAACAAGCACAACTGTATCAACAAGTGGCACGACTGCATTCTTTGATGCGGCAGACCCAACATGGACAAGTGCTAGTTTTACTGCTAGAGGAGCATTAATTTATAATAGCTCAAATAGCGATAAAGCAATAGCAGTATTAAACTTTGGTGGTGATTTTACAGTTTCAAGTGGTACATTCAGAATTGTTTTCCCAGCGGCTGGAGCAAATGCGATTATCACTATAGCTTAATAAGGAGATGTATTTATGGCTAGTAGCTACGATAATGACTTAAGATTAAATGAATTAGGAACTGGTGATGCCTCTGGCACATGGGGTACTACAACAAATTTAAATCTTTCTAATATAGGGCAAGCATTAAGTTTTGACACTCAAGATTGTTTTTCCTCTGATGCTGATGCCACAACTACTGTTGGTGATGGAGTTGCAGATCCTGCTAGAGCTATTTATTTTAAAGTAACATCCTCAGCTACATTGTCTGCAACAAGAGTGTTAACAATAGCACCAAACTCAATAAGCAGACTGCAATTTATAGAAAATGCCACAACAGGCAGCCAGATTATTACAATTAAACAAGGATCAGGCACTACTATAAACATAGCAAATGGAGAAGTTAAGGCACTATATTTAGATGGTGCTGGCTCAGGTGCAAATGTTGTTGATGCTTTTACAGACTTAAGTATTCCAGATGCAGTTTTAGGTGGTAACCCAACATCTACCACACAGTCAGCAGGTAATAATACCACTAGACTTGCTACAACTGCCTTTGTGACAACTGCAGTGGCTAATGCAGAGCCTTTTCCATCAGGTACATCTATGTTATTTCAACAAACTGCGGCTCCTACTGGTTGGACTAAACAGACAACACATAATGATAAAGCATTAAGAATTATTACTGGATCAGTTGGAACTGGTGGTAGTGTTGCATTTAGTACTGCTCTTGGTAGTGGTGCAACAGTTGCTGGTGGTTCTGTTAGTGGTAATCCTGGTTCTAATTTATCAACAGATGCTGGTAATTTAGCAGTTGGTGCTGGAAACTTAGCGGTTAGCGTTAGTGGTAATATATCTAATACAACGCTTTCAACAAATCAAATACCAAGTCATAATCACCAAATTGCTCTTGGTGGAGGTAGCACAACTCACTTAGCTATTGTTCAAGCTGGATTAAATAATCAAGGAACTACTTTTAGAGATCTTATCAGTAATACTGGTGGTAGTGGCTCACACAATCACTCACATAATTTAAGTGGTACTATGAATGGTGCTCCAAGTCTTTCTGGTGCTCCTTCAATAAGTGGTAACGTAACGGCTGGTAACTTAGCAGTAGGTGCATCTACTGCGGCAATTAATGTCAACTATGTAGACTTTATAATCGCCAATAAGGATTAATATGCAAATAAAGGTAGAGGAAAACTGTCCATTACATAATTTTAAAAAGTGTAAACAATTTAAATGTGCTTGGTTTGTTCAGATGAAAGGCACAAATCCCAATAGTGGACAAGAGGTTGATGAATATGCTTGTGCTATAGCTTGGTTGCCAACCTTATTAGTAGAAAATGCTATGCAAGCAAGGCAAACTGGGGGTGCTATAGAATCATTTAGAAATGAAATGGTAAAGGCGAATGATTCTAATCAGAGTTTATTACAAATGTCAAAAATATTAGAGTTTAAAAACAAGGGGATAATTAAACAATGAATGATATGACAAAAATAAAAAATATGACATTTATTAGTAAATATGAAAATTTAGCATCAGATGATTATTGCGATAGAATGATTGCAAAATTTAAATATTTAGAAGAAAATTCCTCAATTCATGTAGAAAAATCTCCAATTGAGATAACAAGTGGCGAAGTGCAAAATGGTTCTGGTATCAGAAAAGATTTTCAATTTTATTTTGATGAAGAAAGAAATTCTGCACAAGATTTAGTGCAAGAAACTCATAAAATATTAGATGAAGGATTAGTTAAATATACAGATGAATATCCATCATTAGCACCACTTCAATACTATAGCAAAATTATAAAGGTACAAAAAACACCACCAAAAGGTGGATTTCATGCTTGGCACAGAGAACATAACTTAGGTGAAGCATCACACAGAATATTAACTTGGACAATTTACCTAAATGATGTACCAGATGGAGAGGGTGAAACAGAGTTTTTAGAATATGGTATAAAGATAAAACCAAAAAAAGGAACTGTTTGTTTTTTCCCTGCTGGATTTACTCATACACACCGAGGCAATGCAGTTTATACACATGATAAATACCTAGCTACTGGTTGGTATTATATAATATAAGGAGAACTAAAATGGCAAATATAATATATTTAAAAGATGGCGAAAATTCTAAATCACAATTAATTATAGATGGAGTGCAAGTAGATTCATCTGATTATGGTGTTGCCACAAACATTCATGCTATACAATGGAATGGTTCTAAAGGCGAAATAGAATATAATGATGGTAAAAGTAATGAAGAAATTACAGATATATCATCTTTTGATTTTGAAACAAAACATAGTGCAGAAAAAAAAGCTATAGAAGATGCTGAAGCAACTGCAATTGCCAATCGTACATATGCTGAAAAAAGACAAGTAGAATACCCAGCCATTGCAGACCAACTTGATGATATTTATCATAATGGTATTGATGGGTGGAAAACTACAATCAAGGCAGTCAAAGATAAGTACCCTAAAAGCTAATTAAGTTTTTATAAAATGGTATATTACCAAAATGAAAAAAACTTTACAAAATAATAGCAAATATAATGAGTACGATTTGGATGGAGATGGAGTTGTAACAGATTCCGAACTTGAAAATGCAAAAGCTATAAAAGAAACAGAACAATTATTAAGAAAACAACTAGCTCAATTAAGAATAGCAAGATACACATTAGTTGGTATGGGTGTATTTACAGTTGCTTGTTTTTTTATTCCCATTGATCGCCTAGAAGCCATGAGTGACATATCCAATCTTTTCTATATTTCTGGTGCTGGAATAGTTGGTGCATATATGGGTGCATCGGCATTCATGAGTAGAAAGTAATGTTTAAGGCTTTAGTCACTATTTGTGTAATTGGTTTGCCAAATAATTGTCAAGTAGTAGAAGATTTGCTGGGCCCGTATGAAACAGAAGTATCTTGTAAGGAAAGAGCATTAGAAATAAGCAGACAAGTTTATATATATTACCCATTATGGAAAGCAACAAAATATAGGTGTAAGAAGCTATCACCAGGGAGGTTAAC